ACCACTAACACCCTTGTCGCCTTTGTCGCCCTTGTCACCTTTGGGTCCAACTAAGCCCTGTTCTCCTTGGTCACCTTTGTCGCCTTTGACTCCGTTTTCACCGTCAAGTCCGTTGACTCCGTTTTCACCGTCAAGTCCTACTTCTCCTTGAGCTCCCTGTTCGCCAGTCTGCCCGTCTTCTCCAGCTAAGCCCTGCTCGCCCTGTTCGCCCTGCTCGCCTTGAATGCCCTGTTCGCCGTCTTCACCTTTTGCGCCATCAGGACCTTGGGGTCCCTGAGAACCAGAAGCCCCACTAGCAGGATTAGATCTTCCGCCAACGACTTTTTTGTCAATGCGGTTGACTTCTTTTTCAACTTTGTCAGCCCATTCGACTGACTGCGGGGGCAGGTTGGAATCTGGCCAGATAATCATTATCTCATTATACCTTAGTAAAGGAAAACCGCCTCTGGATTACTCAACAGAGGCGGTTTTCTCACACAACACAGATAGCAAGGAGAGAGGAGCTACCTGCACTAATTGTAGCACACTACATTATTAAAGTCTTTAGGTTTTCAGCTCTAAACCCAGACCAGTTTTTACCACCCTTAACATCGACAACTGGAGCAGCTGTGTAGCCCATTTCTTTAATTCTTTCTAGAGCTTCTTTGTTTGCGCTTAGATCAATTTCTGAGTACTCAATCCCATTTCTAGTTAAAAATCTTTTTGTAGTATCGCATTGTGGGCAGTTAGGGAGTGTGTAGACAGTTACCATTTTTAGTTTCCAATCGGGGTTTTTAGGGTGTATCAAGTATAGCAAAAGCCCCCCAGTTTCCTGAGGGGCTTTTGGGTGGAGTTAGTTCTTAAGAACCGGCTCCTGTTGAAGCCATGGTACCTGCTGGAACGATGAAGCCACCAGTAGCGATGTGGCGGATTCTCATCTCCCAGTCGTCATTGTCGAATGAACCTTCACGGGCTGGAACTTCTCCGCCGCCAATGTACATTCCACCGTTTGACTTGATGCGAAGCTCAGGAGCCTCGTATCCACGTAGGAATCCAAGCGCAACAGCTGGGTTTAGCTGCTGGTTAGGAACTGGAATTAGGAACCAGTAGGCTCCGGCACCAGAGTTAATCTTGGTCAACCAGTCGTCAACCACGATTACTACCTGAGTACCAATTGGGTTTCCGGAAATGGTTGTGGTTGCAATTGAACCAACTGTGTTCTCGCTGCGAACTTCCTGCACAGAAAGGATCTTCCTTGCAGTCATTTCAAGTGCACGAGGGATAACAAGAGCGAACTGGGTCACAGGAGTGATCTGGTTGCCGTTGTATGTCTGGATGTTAGCAGCTTCAATAGCGTCCTCTAGGGACTCTAGTGTTAGTGCTGGGTTTCCAGTCAGTAGGTTCTGGTTTGCACTCTTGAAGTTACCAGTGTTTAGACCAGATGTACCAACAAGCTGCTTGGTTACTTCTTCGTCTTCTTTTCCAGCTGCCTTTAGTGCAAGCTCGATAGGTAGACGCTCTAGTAGACCAATCTGACCATCGTTTACGATTGACTCCCATGAGAAGCGAATCCTCTGACCAGCCTTCTTTACCTGCATGGTCTGCTCAGTTACTGAGAACCAGCCGGCAGTTGGGTACTCGTCGTACTCGCCTACAGTTGGAAGTGAACCTTCACGGAAGGTGTCACCTTGGTTGTCGTTACCAGCATCGTCATACTTCAATGCTTGGAAGGTTACTGGACGGAAGTCGTCAACTACCAAACTGGTAGCGAACTGGTCCCAGACCTTTGGGGTTGCTGCGTACTCTTCAAGAAGAATCTTGTTTAGAGTAGGGACTAGTAGCTCTGGTAGGTCGCTTGTTGCGATACCTTCCTGAAGCTTAATCTTGTCCATACGGTCACCTCGTAGAGCTCCTTCAAGGAGCTTAGCTGCTTCTAGCTGGCGTGGAGTTATGTTTTTAGTCATTTTAATATTCCTTTTTCGACTAGACGGACTGCATTAGACGGACAAGAGCGGTACCAGAAACGTTGCCTAGTTTCACAACAGCTCCGATAAGCTTTTCTGTATCAGTTGCGGTAACCTCAGGAACGATTCCGCTTGTGCCGTTTGCAACACCGTAACAAACATCGCCAGCTTCAAGGGTTACACCAGTTTTGATGGTGAACGCAAATACGCCGTCTAGTTTTAGTGTGGAGTAAGTATCGCCATCTTCGCCAGTAACAGCTCCGTTTTGTGATACTCCGATAATTGTTCCTACCTGCACAAGGTCATTAGATTCTACAGTAGTGTGCACAGGGAAAACAAGTTCGCTGCCTTTTGTGTAAATCTCGTTAGTTGACATTTACTATCCTTACTTTCTCTTGATGCGTGACACAACTGCGTCAAACTCATCGGTGGTTGAAGAGGCAATTGCCTCGTGTACAACACCGCTTACGTCGGCAACGGATGCTGCCTCAGAAACAAAGCCTTCACGAATTGAGTCGGCGTATGCCTTCTCTGACTCGATTAGCTGCTCTACGGTTTTGGTGTTTTCTTTAGACTTCATTGCCTCAGCTACACGGTTAAGTGCAACCTTGGGAAGTCCTGACTCGTTAAACTTCTCCGCTACCTCTACTGGGTCAATGGCAGGAGTTTCGTCCTCCACGGCCTCTTCATCAGCAGGGGTAACTGCCTCGACGAGAACCGATACCGACTCACGAAGAGGGGCTAGAGCGTCAACGAGGGTTTCTTTGAGCTCTGCAATTGCAGAATCAAATTCTTCCTTTGTTATTGACATTTCTGTTCCTTCCGTTTCGGATTCTGCTACCACATTGGTAACGTCACCTTTATTTCTGTAACTTTCAAGCAGGGTGACAAATTTGCCACCTGCGCCAGCAACAGTTACCACGTCAACGCTAGTTAGTGGATCGTCCACTAACGATTCGATGATTGGTCCTTCTCTACCCTCTGCTTCTCCAATATAAGAATTGCCCATGGCGTGAATCGAAAGACCCACGTCATTGAACATTTCCTTTATTGCTGGAGCGTAGTGAGAGTAAAATTGAACATCTGCAAACAGTCCGTCTTCACGGAACACTGCATCTGTTACAAGTTTTCCAGCAAGCTGGTGTACGTCACGTTCTGGTCTGTCGCTCGACTCAGAGTAAGACGGATGATTCATAAAGACTTTGGTTCCTGCTTTAAAAACACCGGGGCCATATTCACGCAGCATGTCAGAGCCATAGTAGCCAGAAGATCCCCAACCGGACTTAATAACTTTAACGTGCCATTTATTATTTTTAGACTCGTTGGCTTCAAAGCCAAGAGACTCGGACAGCTTAGTGGTCATAATGCTCCATAACAGAATTATCTATTACAAATCATACCATAAGCAATTGGTTGTGCAGGTTATTCGTTGTCGGCATCACGCAGATCGTTTGCATTATCCTGCATCGATCCGACTGCTCCATCGTTACCCTGACCCGGTATCGGGCTGTCATTAGATTCAGGGTCGTCAATAGGTGGAACACCTGAATGCAACTTAGGAACATCAAGCGTTTCAAGAACAGCAGCACGATACTCGTCGCTCCAGATTGCGCTGGTCTCCCGAGCTAGTGCAAGAGCTTGCATAAGTCTTTGTGATGGCTCAATCTCAATCTTGGGCCAGTTAATGTCTACGGTGTTTGCGCCCATCCACACTAGAACCCTGCGATAGAAAGTAGTCCACACAGCTTGGCGAGACTCCATTGCCTTTACGGTTGGAGCGTCAAGAGTAGCTGCGGTTCCGTAAGAGCCAGACCCTCCCGGGTCGCTGAGTAGTGCAACAACTGAAATCTCCAGAGCAGAAGCCACCATAGATGCAAGCGGTCTTCCTGTGCTCAAGTCAACATTGTTTCCTCTAGGCATTGAGCTTAGCTCCATACCGTCGCCCATCACTGCAGTTGAGCCAGCGGTAGCCTTGGTTGCAATAGAAGCCGCAGCTGCAGTCGCACCAGTCTTTGTCTTTGACCTTAGTTGCCAAGCAAACATCGACAAGGACTTTAGCATCCTTGCGCCGTCTTTTAGGTACTCGTTGTAAGCGTGAGCCCAAGGTAGAGCTGGCAGTGCATCTGGAACACCCCATATCCGTCCACCACGTCGGTTGACACGGCTGTAGAACATAACTTTGGTGCCGTCTACTGGCTGGTTCATAATAGTCGTTGAGAACCTGCCTGAAGGCTTGTAGGTGTCAACTGGATACCAGACATCTCTAGCCGAAGAGGTCTCAAGACCAGTTGGGAAATTTACATCAGTTCTAGTCCAAGTCCTGCGAATGTATCTAATGCGTTCTGAATCATCAGGGTCAGTCACAGCACCAGTGATCTCCTCAAAAGGGATTCGCTGCAATTGCTTAGTCTTGTTGTCGGCAAGGATAAAGAACTGACCATCAGTAAAGTGGCTACGCTCGTTAATCATCTGAGCCTCGGCGCTAAACAGAACGTCTTGGTTCTGCTGGTCTTCCATAATCCTGCGCACTCTGGGTGGCTGGTCACCAAAGACAACGCCACGACCGAAGATATAGCTTGTTCTCATAGCAGAACCACGCTTTAGTAGAGGGTTTCCCTCTGTTACCTCACGGATCTTAGCTGCAGAGATTTTAAGTTCGGTAAGAGTGAAGCCATTGACACCGTATTGAGCGCCAATTGGATTCCAACCCTCATCATCGAAGGAAAGGATTGCACTAGCCATTGAAGCATAAGACTCACGAAGTAATTCGTTTTCTGATGACATTGCTTGAAAGTCTGCTAAAAAGTCTGAATCAGCCACTAAAAGTCCTTAAAAAGTATGTAAAAGCAGTCTACCATACCCAAGAACCATAGAAAGATTCACTTTGGAACTGAATCTCTGGGTCCATAAGTATCCTGTCACCCACCTTTGAGTCGCCAAATGGAGAGTTAAAGATGTTATCTAGGTTCACAGATGCGTAAACAGCAGCGTCCAAGTTGTCAGGAGAGTGAACTCCTCTGGATTTCATGTCGTCTTTGGACTCTATCTGAATAGAACCAAGAGATGAGAACTTATATCTAAGCATCATCATCTCATCCATCAGGTCTTTGTCATCAGGGTCGATGTCAATTTGACCTTCAAGCATCTGCTCCCGAAGGGAGTCGAAATTATAGGCACGAGCATTGAACCATCTAGTCCTGTCTGGCGAGGCAGCAGAACCCATCATAGATATAACAGTGTACTTATTGTCAGCAAGAACAGCCAACTGGTCGATGACAGGTCCACCTAGTCCAGCGCCGTCAACTCGAACCTGA